CGACCGCGACCTCGGCGTTCGCCGGGGTCTCGACCTCCTCCCACTCCCCGGACGAGACCAGCTCGTCGTACTCGGAGAGGGTGGCTACCTCACGCTCCTCGCCGGAGCTCGTGTTACGGAGCACCGCCTTTCCGCGTGCGTAGTCCGGATTGGCCATAGACCGTTACTCCTCTCTGCCCGTTCCCTTACGCGAACGTGACGGTTGCGACGGCCAGGGCCTCCGGACGGACGACCTTGGCGCCGTAGACGTGCAGACCCTTGACCGCGTCGGCGAACCGGCGCTCCGGCCGGAAGGCCTCCGTGTCGTTGATCTGCTCCGCCACCGTGATGCCGATCGGGGAGCCAGCGAGCACCTTGTACTTGCCGGCGTCGCCACCGCTCAGCTGCACCACGTTGTTCGACTCGAGCAGCTCGAACCCGGCTGCACGGCCGACCACGCCGTTCTCGAGGCTCGCGCGGTTGTCGTCGGTCCCGAAGGACACGAAGCGCGGGTCCTCGAGCAGCGCTGCCGTCCACTCGGGCGTCAGCACGACCCAGCGTCCCTCCGTGGGGATGTTCTGCTTGGTCAGCTTGAGCCCGAGCTGCAACAGCGTGGTGTACGCGTTCGTGTCGTCGATCGCCACCGGAGCGGCGGTCGAACCGACCGCGTTCGCGGCTGCGGCATCGACGTACTTGGCAGCGACGAACGTGTCGAGCTGGTCAGCCAGCGCGTACGCGGCCTCCTCCATCGCCTCGTCCATCACCTTGGGCTTCTGCTGGAACGCGTCGATGTCGTCGACCTGGAAGTTGAACATCTTCGCCTGGTCGATCAACAGCGACCGCTGCGCCTCGGTCAACGTCTCGGGCACAGCGTGATCGGCGTTCTTCGTGTAGTCGGTGACGGTCACAGGGCCGATCGAGTTGACCTTCACCGTGTTGCCTTCCTGGACCTCGCCCTCGTAGTCCCGGTTCACGACTCCGGACTGGGCGAACTTCAGGGCCTTGCGGAGGTTCGCCAGCAGGCGAGCACTCCAGACTGTCGGGATAAACCCGTCGAGCGCCATGCGCTCCTCCTTGTCTTATCCGGAGGGGCGCTTAGCGCCCCTCATCAGGTCGGTCGTTGGAGAACCTTCTGGACTTCGTCCCAGTTCTCGTTGACCTCTTCCGGCGTCATCTGCGCCACCTGCTCGCGGGTCAACCCCGGCGAGGGTGGGGGTGGCGGCCCACCGCCCGGACCGCCAGAGGGCCCGGGGACGCCATCGTCGACCAGGTGCGATCGCTGCTCGGCGAGCTCGCGCAGTGCGACCTCAACGGCAGCGACGTCAGACCGGTCGACGCTCTCAGGCAAAAGAGCAACAGCCTCGTCGACGCGCTTGAAGTTGAGCCGCGCCGCGATCTGCTCGACCGCGATGCGCGCCTGCAACTTCGCCAGCTCGTCGCGAGACTTGTTGCGCTCCTCCTCGTACTGCTTCGCGAGGTTCTCCCACTCACCGGCCTTCTCGGCTTCCTTACGCCTGGCCTTCTCGAGCTCCTTCTCGGCCTCTTCGGCGCGCCTCTCCGCCGCGCTCGCTTCGCGACGGAGCCGTGCAAACGCCTTGTCCTTTGGCTCGGGGTCCGGCTGCGGCTCTGGATCGGGCTGCGGCTCTGGATCGGGCGTCGGATCAGGCGTTGGCTTGGGATCCGGCTTGGGGTTTGACTCGGGGGGCGGCAAAGCGCCTCCTCTCTCCCGCGCGGTTCAGTACCGAGGTGCGACCTCGGCCCCATGCGGGCTGGGGGTCACCGGCTACCGGCCGGCGCGGTTAAGGCTCTGGAAGTTCGGGTGGTGCCACGTCCTGCTCGATCCGGCCGATCTCCTCGTTGACCTGCTCGTCGGACCAGTCCGGATGCTGCGCGCGAATCGCTATCTCGCGCGAGCGGATCTCGCTCGCCACCGCGGTCGCGTTGTCTCCGATCGTCTCGCCCTCGTCGACCGGCAGCACGTCGCCGCGCTCGACGCTAGGCAGCTCGCCCTTCTGGTAGGAGCGGCCAAAACCGCCCTCCTTCTCAGACAGCCCCGCCACCTGCAGCATCAGATCGAGGATCACCGGGAGGTACGCGTCCCACTCGCGAGCCTTGCCCTTCGCTGCGTTGGTCGTTGGCAGGAATCGAAGCCGGATCGCCGTTCCCGATTCAGCTCGACCGTCGGCATCCTGTCCAACGAACTGTGGCACCAGGCCAACGCGGTTGAGGGTCGTCGAGACCAGGTTGCGGATGTGAAGCCACAGTGGCTCCGCGTCGTAGACCTTCTCGACCGCGAAGATCGGGGGCTTACCGGCACCCTCGCCCATCGTGCCGCCACCCTCGTCGAGCTCGAACACCTCCATCGAGGAGTCGAAGGTCCCGTCCCCTCGCTTCAGGCGCCCGGCCGCAAAGATGCGGTCCTTGCCCGTCAGGCGGGCGTTCTCGACCGCGATCGTCATCGCCTCGTTGAGGGCCAGCAGCTCGTCTCGGACCTGGTCGTACTCGGACTCGCCGAGCGTCGGGTCGTCGTCAATGTCGTTGACCAGGCGGCCAGCCAGCATCGGCAGACCGTGGTTCCACTCCTCCTCAACCTCGGCTGTCTCCGGCCGCGTATCGAGAGCGACTCGGTCGCCGAGCTCCTCGGAGGTTCCCTCGTAGAGGACGTTCACGACCCGCAGGTCAGCATGCACCTCGACGTGGCGCCAGACCCGCATCCAGGGTTGCTCGTCCTCGCCGACACTGACCTGCTCTCGCCCACATTCGCTCACGAAAGCGCAGGCCAGGAGGCGATCGCCGTAGAAGCAGGGCACAACCGAGAGGCGGCTCACCCAGCCCAACAGCGGGACGCCGGCGACGTCGCGGTTGACGTGGATCTTCCACCACCGCTCACCCTCCGAGACGATCAGGCGCTCGACGCGGTGCAGCTGCGCTGGCAGCCGGTTCTCAGCCGCCACCTCTTCAAGCTCTTCCTGCGATTGCTCAGTCCCAGCTGTGATCTCCAGGTCCTCGCTGAAAAGGAAGTCGGCGTAGGCGCGCGCAATGTTCCGCGCCAACGGATCGACGATGTAGTCACGATCGGTGGGACCGTCGGTCTGCTCGTTCCAGCGAGCGAGCCCCATCAGCACGTCGCGATCGCCGCGGCGAAAGGCCTGGCGCTCACGCACCCGCTCGTGCACCCAAACCTCGCGGGGGAGCGGCCAGCTCTCGGCCTTGTCGAGCTCGGTGATCAGTACGTCGGCGAAGTCAGCCAAGTCAGATGTCCTCGATCCTCGGGGTTGACGAACCACGCGACCGCCGCTTCGCTGCCTGAGGGGCGACACCGGCGACCAGGGCGTCGGGTCCGTGGTCATCGCCCTTCTCAATTCGGCCGGAGTCCGGGTCCGCGTAGCGCCAGCCGCGCAGCTGCTCGGCAAGCACCGGGCACCCGATCGGAGAGACGGCCAGGATCGGCGCGACCTCGCCGGTGCCGACGTTGTTGACGAGGTCCTGCAGGTAGAGAACGCTGAGCAGCTTGTACTTGTTGAAGGGGACCGCGAGCCACTTCGGCCGCGGCAGGTGCTGCTCGAGCGCCTCGAGGAAGGTCTCGTTCAGGCCGGGCATCGAGGCGTCGAAGCGTTCCTCGTACACCCGCCAGTGATGTTCGGCGATCGCGTTCGCAACCGGCTCCGCGAGCGCCCGCACCTTGTTCCCCTGGTAGACGAACTCGCGGACGGCGTAGAAGCCTCCACCCTCTAGCGGCCAGAGCAGGAGCAGGTGCGAGTTGACGCCCCAGTCCGCCGAGAGGATGAGCGCGTCGCCAACGGGCGGCGGCATCTTGCCTTCATCACGCAGCCGGTCGAACTCGGCGCCCTTCGCAAACGCGTCGTCGAGGTACTTGGGGAAGACCCAGTCCCCCGGCGGCCGCGCGTTCCAGTCGCCGTCGAGCAGCTGCGCCCGGGTCTGCGGATCTAGCGATCGCAGCGCCCGCAAGTACTGGTCCTGGTCGACGTGCGGGTTGTCGTGCAGCCGCGCCGGGATGAAGATCCGTGCCGCGCGGCGCTTCGGCGTGTCCTCGGGATCGTCGGAGTCGACGTCGGGGTCGATGAAGCGGCGCTTTACCCACCGGTGCCCGATGCCACCCGGGTTTGACGCGCCACGGGCCCGCAGCGGCACGTGTGAAAGCGGGTCCTCCGGGTCAGACGGACGGCGTAGACGCGAGAGCAGGAAGCGCCACTGCCGCTCCGTGAACTCGGTCAGCTCGTCGAAGCCCAGGTACTGGTACTCGGTCGAGCCGTAGTCGTAGACGTCGTCGACGCGCTGCAGGTGGCCGAACTCGATCAGCGCCCCAGAGGGGAACGTCCAGCGGCGCGCGTTCTCGTTCCAGGTCGCGTCAGTGTCGCGCAACCACTCCTTCGAACGATCGACCAGACCACCGGCTCGGTAGAGCTCGGGGTAGGTGCGCCGGAACAGGATCGCGGCGTAGCCCGGCACGTCGACGTACTGCAGGGCGCCAGTCAGGAGCGCGGAGCTCTTCCCTCCGCCCGCGGCGCCGCCGTAGAGCGCCTCGAGCGCTCCCAGCGCCAGGAAGGCCTCCTGCGGCGGCTCGGGGTATTGGCGGCAGTAGCCGGTCAGCCGCACCCCGAGCGGGGTGTAAATCGCCACGGCTCAGCCAGAGCCGTTGGCTGAAGCTGCTTTCGTCTCCCGCTTCCGGGCCCGGTCCAGGACCTTGGCCGCCTTGGTCGAGCGCGCGACCGCGTCGGTCGGAACCTCCAGCTCCACGGGTCCGCCGCCCTCGCCGCTGAGTTCGACGGCCTGACGCGGCCGGCCATCGTGTCGATCAAAGATCTCGCGAACCGTCTTCAGCGCCAGATCCGGATCGGGCGCGAACTCCAACCGCGCCTTTGGGCCCGTGCCGACAACGACCGCGCGGTGTGCGTCCAGGCCGCTAAAGAGCTTCTCGATGATCTCCTCGGCTCGCTCCTCGACCTCGGCGCAAAGCAGCTCGGTCAGCCGGGGAACGCGCTTCGCGTGACCGCCCTTCGCCCCGTTCTCAGGACCCCCAAAGCCCAGCTTGGCTCGCAATGCCTTAGGCGCATGGGAGAGGCAGTACTCCTCGCCCTTGATCGGCGGCGACTTGCAGGCCTTCCCCGCCTTCGTCTTGCCCTTACAACGTGCCTTGGCCATCAGTCCTCGTCCTCCGATTCCTGTTCGACCCACGCCGACTCCCCGCGCTC